ATAAAGGCATAAAGCTCGATGCTATTGTTTTAGATTATCTTAACCTAATGCATTCAACTATGGGTAATAACTCATATGAACGTATTAAACATGTAACTGAGCAAGTCAGGGCTATGAGTTATGGCTTTGAATGCCCTATTATATCTGCTACTCAGTTAAATAGATCTGGCTTTGATACTGATAACCCTGATTTAGCTACTATATCTGAATCTATCGGATTAGCTGCTACTGCTGACGTTATATGTTCTATCTATCAGAATGAAGAAGACCGTGAACTTGGAATCATTAGATTAGGTATGATGAAGAATCGCTATGGTCCTAGAGGTAATACTCAAGCTATGAGAATTAATTATTCTACACTTACTATTGAAGAAGCTGATGATATAGAGTTTGAAGATGATGGTAACGACGCGCTAAATGCACTAGCAGGACTTGCATCATAAGGAACTTCTTGTAAATAACAATAGTGAATATCCAAGTATGGACTGATACCGATTTACATGGAGCAGGTGCTACATTAGTATTGAAGTGGCTATATAGAAAAAGTAATACATTTAATATAAATGATGTTACTGAATCTACTTTCTCCGGTAGGTTCAAAGGAGCGCTTAATTCACTTGATCATTATGATAGAATTTTTATTGTTGATTTAGATTTAAACGAAGATCAAGCTAAGCTAGCTGATAGAAGCAATGTAGTAGTTATAGATACTCATAAAGATCACTGCAAGCATAAACATGTTTATAAGTCAGCTAAAGTAATTATCGATGATAGTTTTTATTCTTGCATAGACCTTATATGTGATAAGTTTAATCACCTGTTAGCACTTAACGATAATCAAGCTGCATTAATTGAAATGATTAAAAAGTATGATTGGTATAAAACTAATAATAGTGACTCTCTAAAACTTAATGCAGTATATTATAATTTAAATTCACCAAAGACAGAAAACTTTATTAATACCTTTAAAGACGGGTTTACAGAATTTTCAATACAAGAAAAAAATTCTATAAAGCTTTTCTTTAAAAAGTTTAAAGATCAGTTAAGCAGCAATGATGTATTTAAAGGAGTAATAAAAGATTATAATGTAGTAGCCTCTTTCGGTACTTATGCTATAGGTGAGCTAGCTCATTTTCTACTTAGTAAGCATAATGCTGATATTAGTATTATAGTTAATACAAAAAACAAAACTGTCTCTTTTAGACGTTCAAAAAATTGTACAGTAGATGTAAGTCTTTTAGCTAAAAAATTATGTGATGGAGGTGGTCATGCTGCTGCAGCGGGAGGAAAACTAACTGATAGATTCGCAACTTTAACCAAACAATTTACACCATGTTAATAACTAATGCTCCCAAAGCTCCATCTAGTACTCTTATAAAAGACGAAACTGAACACCTGTTATTATGTTTTTGTACATTTTGTTCTCAGTTAAAAGGTAAAAAACTATCACTACAAAATATTTTTATATTAGTTCTACAGGAAGAAAAAATAAGAAACATATTAAAGGAACTTTTAACCATTGAAACTAACTTTGATGTAGTTAAACTATTTATAGACTTTGAACCTTCCATTACTAAATCAAAATATATTACAAAGTTCCTTAATTCTAATTCTAATATAAAATTATGATAACCGAAAAAGAGAAGCATATATATAATAGTTTTTTATATGCTTCTCGTAAGGCTAAAAACAAGCCGGTTCGTTTAAGACAAAATTTTGATAGCTTACAAAGTGAACATGAAGTAGCTTTAAAAAAATTAAGTCAGCTACTTTCAAAATACACGCATATTAATTATAGCGATTTCTTTATAGCACCTTATAAAGTGTATGGCGCTGATAATTATTTTGACCTTACGTTCTTTAACACAAGAAAAGCCATAAAGTGTTATACGTTATACTGTAGAGATAAGCAAGTACAAGATCCGGATAGTAATGAAAGTATAGAAACATTAAGAGACTGCTTAAAATTTATTTTTAATTTTTGTAACGAGCGAAAAGTTCCTTTATCACAATATAAAACGTTTACAGAAGAAGGTGGAGCATTGCCTATAGTTTTTACACACTTAAAAGATCATAAGATTAATTTTTATATCCTGCATGCATTAGATCTTGAATATGTAGTTAAGCAACAAGATGAAGTATTAACTTGGGTTATAAGTGATTTCTTTAATTTATATAATAAGACCAGAGTAAAGTTCGTAAGTTCTAAACTCCTAAAGGAGAAAGCTAAAAAAGGTATAAAAATAATAGAACAAAAGCTCTTGAAGTTTAGCTCCTAGTAACTATAATCATTTATATGAGTACTTTTAATACTTCAATGTTTCAATCAATTAAAGACGCGTTAGCTAGCTCTGATAGTAAGGGTTCGGCTACATTCAACGAAATTATGCAGACTAAGGTCGGTAATACGTTTACGGTTAGGCTTTTGCCTTTTGCGAAAGATCCTAGTAAAACCTTCTTTCATTATTATAACCATGGGTGGAATTCTTTCGCTACTGGTCAATATGTACAGACGCTAAGTCCTCAAACGTTTGGGGAGCGAGATCCTATTGCTGAAGAGCGGTTTAAAGTTCTGCGTACTGGTAGTGACGAAGAAAAAGAAAAAATGAGCGCTGTTCGTCGTTTGGAAAAATGGCTTGTCAATGTATATGTAATTGATGATCCGGTTAATCCTGATAATAACGGTAAGGTTAAAATTCTTCGTTATGGAAAGCAGCTTCAAAAAATTATTACTGAAGCTATTGAAGGTGAGGATGCTGAAGAGTTTGGTCCTCGTATCTTTGACTTAGGTACTGAAGGTGTTAACTTTAAAATTAAAGTAGAGCAGCAAGGTGATTTTCCTACTTATGTATCCTCAAGATTTACTCCTGCTGGTAAGATCGATTTATCTGAAGACGAGCAGAAAGATATTTACGATGGAGCTTTCGACTTGACTGAAGTATTTACTCTTAAGTCTTATGATGATCTTAAAGAAATGTTTAACGAGCATTACTATTGTAAGACGGGAGATGAAGCTCAAGAAACTTCTGCTCCTGTACCGGTACCGGCTGCAACTGAAGCTCCTGCTGAGCCTGAACCAGCTACAGTATCAACTGAAACTGTAGAAGAAGATATTGACGAACTACTTAAAGATCTTTAATATATGGATGGGCCAATGACACCTGAAGAGAAGGCGATGGTGATGCAATTTATGGGCCAAACTTATGGCGCAGTACATCAACAGGATCAAAATATTGTTGGCAATTCTGGTAACCTGACTCCAAAATCGCAAGAGCTAAAAAATATGTTTGAACAAACAGCAAGAATACCTACAGTAGATCCTAATAGAGTTAATAGACCTCCACCACAACCTGCTCCAGTACCGGAGCAGCAGGCACCACCAGAAGTAAAAACTATTACACCTGAACAAGCAGCTCAAGAAATTGCAGCTCAACGCGCTATCAGAACAGAACAACCCCCGGTAGTTGAAGAAGTTGATTCTAATCAAGTAGAGTTTGATTTTTCTGAGCCGGCTAAAATTGATAAATTGATATCATTAATAGAAAAACAAACTTTGATTTTAAAAGAGATTAACTTAAAATTAAGTAATGGCAAATCAGTTAAGACTAAGCAACAAAAGTGAATTTTTAAAGCTCTTAGACGCTATTTCAAAAATAAACGATCAAGGAGTAATTCTTGATATTGAAAATGAAAAGGTGTCTAGTTTAGTATCTAGTTTAGATAGTACTTTAATTCTTTGCTCTGAATATACTACTAACTTATCTTTTGAGGATAAGATAAACGTTCCTGATGTTAAAAAGCTCAGGCATGTTTTAGATACTATTGAAAGTGATAATGTAGAGCTAACTATTAATTCAAATAACTTACAATATAGTGGTTGTGATGTAAAATTTAAGTATCATTTATACGAAGAGGGGTTTATTACTAGACCTAATATTAACTTAGAAAAGATAAATGGCTTTAAGTATGATGTAGAGTTTGATCTAGATAAAAACTTACTAGGTAAAATTTTTAAAGGTAGTACTTTCGCCTCGGAAACTAATAAACTATATTTTTATACTGAAGATGGTTTATTAATGGCAGAACTAACTGATAGATCTAGACATAATACTGATAATTTTACTATAAGTCTAGGTGCTGCAGATTTTAATTTAGATCCTATACCTATTAGTCTTGATAATGTTAGATTGTTATCTGTTATAAATGAAAAGTTTAATGTTAAGATCAATACTGAATATGGAGTGATTATATTTGATATTCAAGATAATGGTATTAAATTGAAGTATATAATTTCAGCTTTAACTCAATGACCAACAATCAAACTAAAAATAAATTAAA